AGCTCACCTGATTCTTTATTGATAGCCAAGAAGCCACCATCAGATGTGCCCTCTGCTGCCTCATAGCCGCTCAACTGAGCCATGTACCCGAAGGGGTCATCCACTGCAAGTGTACCTTCAGAGAACTTCTTGAAAGCGAAATTAGAAGCAGTCTTAATATCAACTACCTCACCGTCAATCTTACAGTCCATGTGGCCCTTGATGCCGTCAACCTCTACTTCTTTCTGCTCGTCAGTCACAGTATGTCCTGATAGTTTAACAAGAAGAAGCAGAACCTCTTCAAGCAAGTGACCATACAAGAACTTAATGTGCATGTGGGCCTTCATGGTAGACGGCTCGTTAAGATCTCTACGGGATTCATACCATAGCTGACGGGCAGGCTTGCCAATGTTACTCATGCGTAGGCCCTTGGACTGCTTGTGAGGCTGTGCCCAATGTGCCAACGCACCCTTCATTCTCTCACCAAAGTCATAGATCATATCATCAGTTATGTCTAATTCTTTACCGTCAGATAGGGCGTCAAGCTTACCGTAGATGTCATCTACAAGGTTGTCTAGGTCTTTAGAAGAGGTCAAGTTGTTCTCCAATAATAAATAATTTGTCAAGTTCAGATACAGCTACGCTAGTGCCCATATAGAACCACTCTCCCTTACGTCCCCTGCCTTCAGTAGTAAGGGCGGTGTGTGCCTTACTCTCAGCTTCACGCCTGTCGGGAACCTTGTAAGACTTTACAATCTCATAGTCCCTATAAGGTGAGGCGGTTTGATACTGTTTTACTCTGTCTTCTGGGTCAACAGCCATTCCTACTTTGACCCAACCGGGAAAAGAAGGGTTGTGTATAATATAAACTGAACCTTCTTTGGAGTCAGAATAATTGGTTAAAGAGCTAAAGGCTGCGTCAGTAAATCCCCTGTATCTTCCGGGCTTGAACAGCGGGTGGGTTTTTGGTATGTATTTATTATTGACATACATGTCTCTAGCATTCCAGCAAGATTTGCATAAGTATTTATGTTGTCTCTTTCGAGCATCAGTCCAGTTGCCGCCTAGGACTAGCTCTACAGAACACTCAATACAAGTTTTAGTGGGTGGCTGACCAATCGCTTCCGACATTATACTCTCCATCTAGTGGACATTTTAGATTAAGTTCTAATCCTGCTTGAACAATTGCATCTACACCTAAGTTGCCTACAGTGTCAGCACTCATCTCTTCAACCTCTAACTGCCATTCATCGTGTATGTTACACACAAACTTAGCATCAAGTCCAGCTATTTTCTCGTTAAAAATAACCAAGGCTTTCTTCATAACGATAGCACCGGCACCCTGCAATAGCGTGTTAAGGGCTGAGTGTTCTGAACGGACAAATAACTTACGTCCATCTAAACCTTTGAGGTGGCCTCTTGCTGAAGCTCTTGCAACTTTATTTTTGAGATTTGTAAATGATGGAAGATTATCGAAGAAAGATTGTCTAAGCCTTGAACCAGCTTCTCTGCCTCCTCCAGCCACGCTTCCAAGCTTTTCATCTCCTGCGCCGTACAGCAGTGCATAGATGAATGTCTTCGCCTGATTTCTAGATTCAAGTCCTGCAAGGTGCTGGTTAGCTGTGTGTACGTCTCCGTTGACAATTTCATTTGTGTACTCCTTGTCTTCCATGTAGTGAGCCAACATACGTAGCTCAAGGCCACTGGCATCAATACCTACCAGCTTGTAACCTTTGGGGACAGTCCATACTGCTCTACACTCCTTACCATAAGGCGAGTTAGAGCTAGGTACTTGTGCCATGTTAGGTTCACGATGAGTCATACGGCCTGTGATAGTCCCATTAGGGATCACATAGCCATGTACTCTGCCGTCATCTTTCAATGCTTTCAACCACGATTTAATCTGAGCCTCACGCTTCTGGTGCATCAGATAATCTTTGATTAACTCTGCTTCTGGAATACCTTCTATCTGAGAAAGAGTTTTCTCATTGACAATAGGTCTACCATGCACAGTGAACTCAGTAGGCTTCCAACCAAACTCAATAAGGTACTCACCTACCTGCTTTCTAGAACTAATGTTGAAGTCCATTATGCTCTGCCTAGTGGTACTAAAGTTAGCAGGCTGGCTTAGGTACTCATGCTCTTCGGCAGTAAGGCGAACACCTTTACCACTCAAGGTATCCCAAGAACCTGTCTTAGCTACAGCACCTGTACCTGTCTCACGGCGATAGATAAGACGCTCATCTATCTTAGGCTTAAACACCTTGCCCACTTCATCCTCTAGCTTCGCCATGTTCTCACGCATGAGAGCCAAGAGCATACTTGCTTTGTACTCGTCAAAGTAAAAGCCAGTGTTCTCCTGATCCTTCATGATGGAGGCTACCTCATGCTCTAAATCTATTGAGTCAGGAGAGAAGCCTACACCTTCCTTCTGCAAAGCTTTGTAAACCTTGACGTTAACTCCAACGTCACGCTTACAGTACTCAAGCATCTCAGGTGTGTAGCAATCAAACTGATCAAACTCAATCTTAGCAAGACCTAGCTTACTGCCCCATACTGCAAGGCTGTGACCAGCTTCACGTACAGGATTAAATAATCTAGATAGTACCAAGGTATCTATGATCTGTTGGTTGCCAAGTTTAAATGAAGTAAGCTTTTCTAGAGCAGGTATGTCAAACCCAATGATGTTGTGTCCTGATAGCTGCTCTGCTTTATTTAATAATGAAACTCCTTCTTCTATCTCGTCAGGCCCGTAGCTCCAGACCTCACCAGTGTTTACTTCTTGAGCAACAAGACACCATATCTTTGTGTACTCAAGCCCGTCAGTCTCTATGTCAAATAATAGTTTCATTCAAACGCCAGTGTATCTTCTTGATCAGGGTTAAAGTCAATGTCTGAGTCATCAACTTCGTTGAGCCTACCAGTATCCTTATCGTATTGCAAGTAGGTAGCTATACCGACATCACCTGTGTACCTAGACTTTAGGATACGCACACGGGTAGTGGATGCTACCACCGGATCATCTGCCTGCTGGTTGCGCTCAAGGGTGATGACACAATCAGACAACTGTGCGATGGACTGACTGCCTCTAAGGTGGCTCAGATCTGTCTCAGCGCCCTTCTCATGTCCCTTATTACCATCAATACGGCGAAGGTGTGACACAAGAATAAGACCAGCACCTGTCTCTTCAGCAAGGCTGCGAAGGCGTGTCATGATAGAGTCAATGGAGCGGCGTTCATCACCCTCCAATGTGGCAGATACCATCATATGCAGGTGATCAATAACAACCCACTTACATTCGCAACCAACAATCATGTAACGTAACTTAGAAAAGATACCGTCAATATCATTGGAACCGAAGTGAGCGTGTACCCACACCCTGTCGTTGTTGTCGTTGTCCAAGAAGACATCATCAAAAAGAATATCAACTTCTTCTCTTGAGAAGGTTTCGCGTACACTGTCAATGTGTAACTTAGCATTGGCCTCAATAGAAAGGATGCCGTCCACGGTGCGTGTCCAATCCTCCTCCAGTGCAACGATACCGATGTTGTCATCAGTCTCTTTGATGAGCCAGTGTTCTAGTTCGCGTGTAACCGCAGTCTTACCAAGACCCGTACCGCCTGCAACCAGCACCAACTCACCCTGCCGTAAGCCTTCTAGCTTTTTATTTAAACCGTCCCAAGGGTAGGGGATGGACTTCTTCTTGGGTCTGTTGTGATACTTATCTTTATTCTCACTGACATTCAAGACACCGCTAGGCGTGTAGGTCTTTGCATTCCACCACGAACTAACGTAGGAGCCGTGCTGGTTCTTACGCAGCATGTCATTGGCATCCTTGTGACCGTCAGGCATCACCATGATCTTAGCTTTGTTAGGCTTCAGCAGCCTTGCTACTTTCTTGGCTGCTTCCTGTCCGGGTTTGTCAGCATCAAAGCAGATCACGATGTTGTCAAACTTCTCAAGGAATTCTATTTGAGATTTAACATCTTTCTCTGCGCCCTGCGCTCCGTTCTTAACAGATACCACGGGCCACTTAGATCCCAGCAACTCGTAAGCCGCCATCGCATCACACTCACCCTCAGTGATAGTAATATACTTACCACCCTTGTCGCCCACTGTCTGCTGACCGAACAGTCCACACTCTGATATAGGGCCAGAGGCAGTGAAGCCTTTGTCACTGACAAACCTAGTCTTGTACGCAACCTCTTCCGAGCCATTGTAGTAGGGGTAGAAGTGTCGGGATACTTCACTATTTAAATTTACTACTGATCTAACGCCATATTTTTTTGCGGTTGCCAGAGATATTCCTCTGTCATGCAAAGCATTAAAGTCTCCTTCAGTTATTGCGACATTATCTTTTACAAGTTTTGGGGCTTGTATCATTTCTCCACCTTCGTAAGTATAAAAAGTTCCACAAGAAAAACACTTGGCAGTGCCATCCTCATTGATGCTCGCCCCATCACTGCTATCACACACTGAACAGGGTTTGTGGGTTTCTACAAAAGACATCTAAGTCTCCATAAAAGAAGGGGCCGAAGCCCCTCTTAGTTAAACCAGTTCTTCCTGCTCAGGCTCATGAAATATCTCCTCCAATTCCTTGGAGAAAGTTATCTCTGCTGCCTGTAGCACAGCTAGACGGGACTGTAAACCCGCTGCCTCTTCACGAACTGAACGTACAAAGCCTACAAGAACCTGACCACGCTCAGATAACTCGGATACATTGTATTCCTTGTCTTCATAAGTCACGGTGTTTGGCTTCTCTTCCGTCATGGTTACTCCCTAAAATGCCAGTTCAGTTTCA